AAGATACCTCAAGACTGTACATTTGATCAAACTAAATTTACTAAATTAATAACTCAAGAAGCTTATAATAAATTCGCTTGTAGTGCTGATTTAACAGCGGCTACAGACAGATTTCCTATAAAACTTCAAGAATTATTAGTTGAAAAATTATTAGGTTCTTCCTTCGCAAGATCGTGAAGTAATATCATGGTCGGGCATGCATTCGGGTATAAAGAAGGGAAAAATAAGAAAAGTGAAAATATAGTTTACGGTGCAGGGAACCCTATGGGTTTCTTGTCATCTTGAGCTATATTTGCTTTGTCTCATCATTTCATCTTATACTGTGTATGCAAGGTTAAAAATATACGGTGAGAGTCTTCTAAGTATTTATTATTAGGTGATGACATCGTTATTTTTGAACAAGAACTTGCAAATGGTTACTTAGAACTTATCCAAAACCTAGGAGTCTCTATCTCTATGCATAAAACTCACATGTCCCAAATGGGCACATTTGAATTTGCAAAAAGATGAGTATTCCAAGGTCAAGAAGTTAGTCCCTTTCCACTATTTGGTCTTAGTTCCGCGGGTAAAGGTTTAATAGCCCTAACCCAGTTTCTAAGCTCAATTAGTGGTCAAGGATGAAGCTTCGCAGATAGTAATTTAAGTAGCTTAGGAGCCCTTGTGACTGATTTTATCAGCTATCATACTAGAGTAACTAGAAAGAAATTCCTAGAAAGTCTTTGTATGAAGAGTAACTTGGCCAACACTGTAACACAAATGTTACAGCGAAGGACTGATTTAGTAGCATTGTTCAAAAACTTTTGCGAGCTAAGTCAAATAGAGTATCGTGTGCAACTTATGCATCAAGACTTTTGCAGGTCTGTGATGAATAGGATTGCCTACGACGCACTATTCAAGCAACTTAGAGACGGAGTAACTTTTGGCCTAACGGCCTCGGAGTTAAACGGTCTTCTACTGACATGACAATCACATGGAATGATTACAAGTCTCGATTACGAAAATGTACATAAGAACTGTCCAATACTTAAAGTATCTGAACAAGTTCTTCTTAACATAGAAGAAATCGAAGTTAGCGGTTTATATAGTTGATTAGAAAGTACTGGTGATTATATTGAAATCTATAGAGCCTTTACGGCACCTAAAGACGATTCAATATTTTCCAACAGGACTAGTCTAACAATTTTTAGAACCAGTGGTAGATTAATACCGTTTATAAAGAAAGAAATCCTAGAAATATCTAGAGGAAATCAATTTTTATAAATGAGAAAACTTGTATTGTAATCACTTTTGGTAAGAGTACACGGATCATATATATTATTAGAATAACATATTATGAAGTGTTAGCTTACCTCCTCAGGATAGATTTATAAATACCGATTTACTATACTAATAGTAAACTTTTATTTATAAAGGGGTTCCTGGGCGTAAAAGCTTA